CAGCAGCACGAAGCCCAGCTTAAGATGCAAGAGCTTGCGGCCAAGGAGCAATTTGACCGCTGGAAGACGGAACTGGACGCGGCCACCAAGATCATGGTTGCCCGCATTGGTGCCAACCCCGGCATGGACCTGCCCATGATCGAAGCCCAACAGGCGGCGTCTGAGACGATTACTAAGGAGCTTGGCGATAACGTCCGCATGGCCATGGACCAGATGACCAACGCCCAGAACAACATGGCCAATATGCACGGTGAGTCCATGCAGAGGCTTCAGGATGTCCTGCGGGCTGCTAGTGCGCCCAAGCGTATCGTGCGAGGCCCTGACGGCAGGGCGATGGGCGTCGAGCCTGTACCGCCAGAATTACCGGGGATGATGCAGTGATTACGACAACCAAAGGCAACATGGACGAAGCGTTGCTCGACAAGCGCGAAGGCCAGTTTGAAGACGACAATGAATCAACTACTTGGGTTGAATACTGGGATGGCGATGAAATGGTCCACCGCTCGGTCCATGTCCATCTGAAGAAACCCATGATTTCCACATCTGAAATTGGAGGCTTTTCGTGAGCAACACACAAGCAATGGCAACGTCCTTTAAGGGCGAAATCCTGTCTGGCATCCACGCCCTTGGCACGACTGTCATCCGGGCCGGCACCGGGGCTGACACTCTTAAGGCCGCGCTGTACCTAGCCTCGGCCACAATCAACGCGGCCACCACGGCCTACACTGTGACTGGCGAAGTGTCTGGGACTGGCTACTCGGCGGGCGGCGTCACTGTCACCAATGCCAACCCACCCACAACCAGCGGCACGACTGGCTATTGGACGCCTTCAGCCAGCCTGACCTACACGACTGTCACGCTGACCACGGCCTTTGATTGCGTCCTGATTTACAACTCGACCCAGAGCAACAAGGCTATTTCGGCCCATACCTTTGGCTCGCAGACTGTGACTGCCGGGACATTCACGCTGACCATGCCGACCAGTGACGCGACGAACGCCCTTATCCGCATTGCTTAACTCCTATGGCGAAGGGTCCATGGGACACAGGCACATGGGATGACGCCTATTGGGATAGCCTCCCAATCACGGGCAACGCTGCTACTGGATCACCTGGCAGCGTAGGCGTAGGTGCGCGTACCGTTGCCCTGACAGGCGTACAGGCTACTGGGGCCGTTGGTACACAAACCCCGTCCGAAGACACCGCCCTGACCGGGAATGCCGCCACAGGGGCCGCAGGGAGCGTTACACCCAGTACCACAATAGCCCTGACTGGTGTCCAAGCCACGGGCCAAGTCGGCACCGAAAGCAGCGGGACCACCATTGCCCTGACTGGCGTCCAGGCCACAGGGCAAGTCGGCACGGTTAGCCATGGCGGCATATCGTTTGACCTGACTGGCGTAGGGGCCGCCGGCACGGCTGGCAACGTAATCTATGTCCCAGAGCCAATTATCATTGTCGATGACACCCATGACGGCGACTATCACAAGAAGCTAAAGAAGCGGTTTGATAAGGAAAATCAACGGCTTAAGCGCAAGCGTGACGATGTTATTGCGGCGTATGAGCGTATTGTTGAAGGCAAGCCAGCCCTAGCTAAAGAACTTACGGCTGGGTTTGAAGTAAAGGCTAAGTCTAGCAAAAAAGCTGACAAGTCATTACCTAGCATAGACTTTGATAAGCTAATCAATGACTTGGACCGCACTGAGCGTCTTTGGAATGAATACTTAGAAATGGAAGATGAAGATTTGATGGTACTTCTATGAGCAGATACAAAGCAATATACGACAGAAAAGGCTTGTTGGCTGAGTATCAAGACGAAGAACTAGTGTGGGTTCGCGAAGAACTCGACAAGCATACAAAACCAGGCCACCAGATTATGCTTGACATTCAACCATATAAGAGCATGGTTGACGGAAGTATGATTACTTCGCGTTCGAAGCATAGAGAACATCTACGCCAGCATAACTGCATTGAGATCGGAAACGAGAAAATGCAGAACACCCCGCCGCCGGTTCAGACTAGCCGCCGCGAGATGTTGCACAGGCGGTTGGGCGATATGAGCGACCGCCAGGCTAATCAGATACTGGCGCAACTACGGAGAAATTGACTTGGACACCCAAGATCAGATCATTCCAGAAGACGACGACAAGGGCATAGACCGTAAAGAGCTACTGGCCCAGCAGTTTGATGACGTTGAAACAAACGAACAACCCAAGCCCCGCGCCGAAGACGGCAAGAATGTAGCCGCCAAAGACGCCCCAGATCCTGAACCGGCTGGTGAAGAACCTGTCTGGAAGCGCCCGCCTTCCTCTTGGAAGCGCGACTATCACGAAGTCTGGCAGACCGCTGACCCCCGCTTGCAAGAATACGCCTACAAGCGCGAAGAGGAAATGCGGGCTGGTATTGAGCCGCTGCGGTCAAAGGCTGAGTTTGCCGATCAGATGAATGAGGCAATCAAGCCTTACCTAAACACCATTCAAGGCCTTGGTATTGATGCTCCCCGCGCCGTTAAGGCGCTCATGGAAGCTGACCATGTGCTTCGCAATAGCGCGCCAGACCAGAAGCGTGCCTATTTGGCCCATTTGGCCAAGTCTTATGGAATTAATTTGGAAGAGATTGATCCGTACTCACAAGGCGGCCCGGTTGACCCAAATTATTATGCTCTCCAGAACGAACTAAATAATGTTCGCGGAGAAATTAGTAGTTTCAAACAGCAGCAGGAACAGGCTGAAAACCAATCTCTGCTGGGTGAAATCAATAATTTTGCTGGTAAAGCAGAGTATTTTGAAGAAGCGCGTCCGGTTATGATCCAACTCCTACAGAGTGGCGTAGCTGGCACGTTAGAAGACGCCTATGAAAAGGCGATTCGCCTTAACGACGATATTTTCTCGCAGACCCAGCAACGCTCACAGGCAGAAGCTGCGGCTCAGAAATCATCGTCGGCCAATCGGGCTGCGAAAGCGGCTAAGGCGGCAGCGGTTAGTGTCAAAAGTTCCACACCCGGCTCTAAGACTACGACCAAAGCGCAAGATAGACGCTCTATGCTGTTGGAACAATTCGACAGTGTGAACGAGCGTTTTTGATAACTTTGAAAGGACTATCCAATGGCTTTCGCCAATAGTTCGATCAGTGACATCATTGCGACGAACATTCAGAGCCGCAGCGGTGAACTGGCCGACAACGTGACCAACAATAACGCGCTCCTTCGTCGTTTGAAGGACCGTGGCAATGTGAAGACCTTCAGCGGCGGTAACGTCATTCTGCAGGAAATCATGTACAATGATAGCACCACGAACAACACCAACAGCTATTCTGGCTATGAAGTGCTGAACGTGTCCCAGAACAGCCCCATTTCGGCTGCTCAGTTCTCGATCACTCAGTATGCCTCGGCGATCACCATCTCCGGTCTGGAAATGATCCAGAACTCCGGTAAGGAAGCGATCATCGACCTGCTGGATGGCCGTATGAACGTTGCGGAAGCCCAGTTGGCTAACCGCATTTCGGGCGACCTGTATCTGGACGGCACTGGCAATAGCGGCAAGAACATCACCGGCCTCGGAGCCGCTGTTCCTGACGCGCCCAGCAGCGGAACGTATGGCGGCATCAACCGCGCGTCGTTCTCGTTCTGGCAGTCGGTTGCTTACTCTGGCGTGACCAATGGCGGTTCGGCCACCACTGCCTCGAACATCCAGCAGTACATGGATGCTCTGGCCGTGCAGCTTATCCGTGGTACGGACAAGCCTGACCTGATTGTTGCCGACAACAACTACTATCGCCTGTACCTGCAGTCGTTGCAGTCCATCCAGCGCATCTCGGACTCCGGTTCGTCGATGGCTGGCGCTGGCTTTGCCTCGCTGAAGTACTACGGTGCTGGTATGGCGTCGGATGTTGTGCTTGACGGTGGTATCGGCGCTGCCGCTACCGCTAACCACATGTTCTTCCTGAACACCAAGTATCTGATGTTCCGGCCTCATGTGGACCGCAACTTTGTTCCGATTGGTGGCGAACGCCAGTCGGTCAATCAGGACGCTATCGTGAAGCTGATCGGCTGGGCGGGCAATCTGACCTGCTCCGGTTCGCAGTTTCAGGGTGTCCTCATCGCTTAAAGGAAACACAACATGGCCTATTCATTCACTGAAAATCGCGCTGGTATGCTCCAGATTGCGAACACTGACTCTGGCGTCACGATGGCGAATGGTACGTCTGCCATTCCCACGCCGCCTAACACGCTTGGGCAGGTTGTCCGCGCGTTCGACCCGACCTACGGCGAAGGCGAGTTCATTCTGCTTGTTGGCGTTGCCAGCACTGTGGTTGGCTCGCTTGTGACCTACAACGCGACGACCTACCAGACCACCCTGTCGGCCAATACGGCCAACCAGGCGACCCCGGTGGCCGTTGCAATGTCGGCCAACACCGCCGGTCTGTTCGGCTGGTATCAGATTGGCGGCCTCGCGGTTGTCAAGAAGACTGCCGTTGCCGTCAACGCCCAGGTTCCCGTTTACCAGTCTGCCACTGTGGGCCGCGTTATGCCCACCGCTGCGTCTGGCAAGCAGGTTCTGGGCGCTCGCTCTGCCAACCTTGCCACTGTGGCTTCGGGTGTTTCGACTGTTATCGTGTCGATCAACCGTCCGCATTTGCAGGGTGCCGTTGCCTAATGATCGTACCGTCTAATTTAGATGATACGATTCCTATCGTGTGCAACACGGAGGATCACGAGATTTTCGGCAACATAACTGCTGCCGTTGCTCGTGATCTTCCGTGGTTGCAGCTTTCTGAGCCGCACGATGGGGTAGCTGTAATTGTGGGGGGCGGGCCTTCTATGAAGCCCTTGCTCCCCATGATTGCCGGTCACAAGGCCGCTGGACATAAGGTTTTTGCCGTAAATGGCACTATCCCGACCCTAGCCAGCGTTGATGTGACCCCGGACTATTTCGTTCTTCTGGACGCCAGAGCGCACAATCAGGGCTTTATTCACCCGAATAAGGCCACCAAGTACCTAATTGCGTCCCAGTGCAGCGATGGCGTCTTTGACAGTTTAAACGGCCATGACGTTACCCTGTGGCACCCGGCTTATCCCGGCATTCAGGAATACATTGGCGAGCGCGTTTGCGCCCTAATTGGCGGCGGGACCACCGTTGGCCTTCAGGCCATGAGCATCGCCTTCTGCATGGGCTACCGCTCAATTCACCTTTACGGCTTTGATTCCAGCTATTCCAATGGCGAAGGCCATGCCTATGCCCAGGCGGCAAACGCCGAAGACCCCCGCGAAGGCTATTGGGTCAGCGGCAAGGAATACATTGCCGCCCCCTGGATGGCCCGGCAGGCTATGGAATTCCAGACCGCAGCCCAGCAGCTTGCGGAAGAAGATACGATCATCCAGGTCCACGGGCACGGCCTCCTCCCGGCTATTGCCAAGGCTATGTCTGAGCCGCCAGCGCCCATGACGGAAGTCGGGAAATACGAGGCCATGTGGCAGACCGCGCTCTACCGGGAAGTAGCCCCCGGCGAGTTATTTGCGGACCATTTCATAGAAATTGCCAATCCGCAGCTAACCGATGTCATTGTGGATTTTGGCTGCGGCACAGGCCGGGGCGGTAAGAAAATTGCCGACCTTACCCGCTGCGAAGTGCAACTCGTTGATTTTGCTGACAATTGCCGGGACGAAGGCAATGACCTGCCATTTACGGTTGCCGACCTGACTAGGCCAATTGGCGTCAGCGGCAATATTGGCTACTGCACCGATGTCATGGAGCATATCCCGCCTGAGGATGTGTCTGACGTTATTAGAAATATCATGGATTGCGTTGATAGTTGCTATTTCAAAATAGCCCTATTTGACGATAGTATGGGAAAGCTGATCGGTCACCCGCTTCATCTATCCGTGTTTCCTAGCGAATGGTGGCAGAGCAAATTCTCTGAATATGACATTAAGTACCAGCACACAGATCATGGCGATGCCTGTCCGTATGCCACGTTGTACGTTCAAAACCCTAAATAAAGGATCTAATTATGCCCATTCCTTCCAGAGTCCTCGCCTCCGGTAATTCCCCGCTGGCGACCATTTCCATCTGCGGTGACGGCGCGACCGCCCTAGTTGCCGTTGGCACCAATCAGGCCACTGCCCTGCAGCTTTCGGCTGTTGTTAATGCCATTACGACTTCCTCGGCGTCCACTGGCCTCAAGTTGCCCCCGTGCGAAGCTGGCGCTGTTGTCTATATCTATAATCTGAGCGGCCAGACCCTTCAGATTTACACCAACGAAACCACGGGCGTCACCATGAACGCGGCTGTTGCCGGTGCGACTGGCGTTGCTCTGGGTAATACCAAGACTGCAATCTGCCTTGGCACTTCCGCCACCACTTGGGCCGTTACTGCGGCTCTGTCTTCCACGTAAGGAGTAATTTATGCCGTTGGATAGCGATATTTCCAATGCCGATTCTCACCTGCATGTAGAGTTCTACATGTTTGAAAAGGCCCCCTACAAGGACACGCCTTTTGTGAGGATTATGGTGCCGGGAGATAAGACTAACATCATTGAGCAGCCCGCCCGCGAACACCACAAGGAGCGGTTTATTCGTCAGTGGCTTCATTTCCAGTCCCAAAACAATGACGGTCAGGTGATCGGCACGAAGCTGGACCAGTGGAACAAGGATAAGCCTGAAGATTTCAATGAACACCAAATGGCTGAATTGCAGATTTTGAAGTTTCAGACCGTTGAGCAGGTCGCAACGGCCACGGATGCCCAGTTACAGCGTATTGGCATGGGTGCCGCTGGCCTTCGTGAACGCGCTAGGGGTTATCTGACGCAGCGAAATCAGTCTGAAAGCAGCACCGAATTGGCTAAGACCCGCAGCGAATTGGATGAGCTAAAGGCCCAGATGGCTTCGCTCATGTCCCAGCGCAAACCGGGTCGGCCACGCAAGGAAGATGTAGATGTCCAGTACGACGATGCTCCAATTGGTGCAACAGGTCACCAATGAACTAGGCGTTCCAACACCGACAACGGTTGCGGGAAATACGAACCAAGACGTTATCCAGATTTTAGCGTTGATGAACGCTTCTGGGTACGAATTGCTGCGTAAGGCCGACTGGCGCGAACTCACCATTCCGTACAGCTTCTTTACGGAATACACGACTACAACGGGCGACTACACGACCACCGCGCTGACCATTACCAACATCCCGTCCACTGCCGGATTGGACACTACATACATGGTCGTTGGCACGGGCATTCCCAACGCTACGTTTATCACCAGCGTTGACTCTTCCACGCAGGTTACAATCTCGACCTATTCGACCACCGCCGTGACCGCTGGAACGATCTATTTCCAGAAGGTAAAATACGCCCTGCCCAGCGACTACGACAGCATTGTGCCGCGTACACAGTGGGACAAGAGCAAGCATTGGGAAATGCTTGGCCCGGAAAGCGCCCAGCAGTGGGAATGGCTGCTCAGTGGCTTTATTAGCACCGGCCCGCGTATCCGCTGGCGGTTGCTGGGAGCCTATTTCCAAATCTGGCCGGGTTATTCGGACAATGAAAATCTGGGCTTTGAGTACCGCAGCAAGGGCTGGGCGAAAGCGGCTGACGGCACGGTCAAGAACAGCTTCACGGTTGACACCGACACCTGCATCTACCCCGACCGCGTTATGGTTTTGTCCACAAAGCTCAAGTACTTCCAAGCCAAGGGCTTCGACACAACGGCGCTTTACCGCGATTATCTGACTGAGTTTGACACTTCTGTGGCGCAGGATACGTCTGCGGCCAACCTGTCTTTTGCGCCCCGCCCCGGCTCCGTTCTAATTGGTTGGGACAACATCCCGGATAGCGGATATGGCAGTTAGCCCACGCGCCCTAGTCCAAGGCAACGCGGCCCAAGTGCAGTCGCTGCCCGCCCCGTTGGGCGGGTGGAACGCGCGTGACAGCCTTGCCAACATGGAGCCTACAGACGCTGTAACGCTCATCAATATGTTCCCAACGGTCAGCAGCCTGACCATGCGCGGCGGCTATACCAAACACGCCACGGGCCTTGATGGCAAAGCCCAGACCATTCTAATCTATAACGGCGGCGCAACGTCCAAGATGTTTGCCGTCACTAGTACAGGCAAAATCTACGATGTAACCGCCGCCGGGGCTGTAGGTTCGCCTGTTGTGTCCGGCCTGACCAATGGCATCTGGGAATACGTCAACATCACCACGGCTGGCGGCAGCTTCCTTATGGCCGTCAATGGCGTTGATGACGCCCGGCTGTACGATGGCGCAACTTGGTCAACCCCGACCATTACAGGCGTGACTGACAATAACCTGTCAAATATCACGCTGTTCAAGAACCGCCTGTGGTTCATTGAGAAAAACACACTGAAGGCTTGGTATCTGCCGACTAGCTCAATTGGTGGCGCGGCCCAATATATCGACATGAGTTCGATTTGCCGTCTTGGCGGTCGTTTAGTCGATCTGGACACTTGGACGCTTGACGCTGGCTATGGTGTTGATGACAACATTGCCTTTATTACCAGCGAAGGCGAAGTGGTCGTCTTTCGCGGCACAGACCCGGCTAGCGCGGCCACATGGGCCTTGATAGGCGTTTGGAACGTAGGTTCGCCCGTTGGCTCTCGCGTCATGCTCAAATACGGCGGAGACCTGCTGGTACTGACATATGACGGCCTGTTGCCATTTGCCGCGTCCCTGCAATCCAGCCGCCTAGACCCCCGCGTTGCCCTGTCTGACAAGATACAGGGCGCGATCACGGCTGCCACGACCCAGTACGGCGGAAGCCACGCTGATGTCGGCTGGCAGATTTATGGCACTGCCAAGTACAACGCTGTCTGGATCAACGTCCCGGTTGCTGACGGCCAGCAGCAGCAATATGTGATGAACAACATCACAAAGTCATGGTGCCAATTTATCGGCTGGGCAGCATATTGCTGGGAAACGCTTGGCGAGGAGCCGTATTTTGGCTCAGACGGCTATGTCGGCCATGCTTGGGATGACAATTACGCTGACAATACCAGCAATATCACTACCACCACGCTGCAAGCGTTCAATTATATGGGCGCTCGCGGCGTCAAGAAGTACTTCACTCGCGCCCGCCCCAGCATCTTCACCAACGGCGATCCGACCATCAGCGTGGGCATGAATATTGACTTTGATACGTCCGATACCACGGCCCCTGTAACATTTACAGGCTCGGCCTATGGCATCTGGGATGCGGCGACAAGCACCTGGGACACGGCCCTGTGGGGCGCTGATCTGGCGATCCAGAACACATGGCTGGGCATTACGGGCATAGGATACTGCGGCGGTCTACAGATGAAGACGGCCAGCAGCGGCATCCAGATACAATGGGCTTCGACAGATGTGGTGTATCAGACCGGATGGGCTGGCGTATAGAAAGCGGGCCGCACATCGGGCGATGGGTGGCGGACAGAATTAATGGCGGCTTGACTGAGAGGTCTACCGCTATAGGGCTTATAAAGAACGAAAGGATTGTAGCGGGCATTATTTACGAAAATTGGAACGGCCAGTCTTTAATGGCCCATATAGCAGCCGAAGGGCGTTTTACGCCGGCCTATGTGGGAGCCATATTCGACTATGCCTACAATGTTTGTAATGTGCATAAAGTTATAGTCCCCGTTTGGAGTACGAATATTAGAAGTGCCAACATGGTAAAGAAAATGGGCTTTACCGAAGAGGCTAGGATTAAAGATGGATGTCCCAACGGGGACATAATTATTTACACGCTTAAGAAAGCCGATTGCAGGTTTTTAGGAGATAAGTATGGGAAAAAGTACACCAGCAGCGCCGACGCCTCCTGATTATGCGGCTGCAGCACGGGCGCAAGGCACTGAGAACATTGCCACTGCGCGTACTCAGGCTAGGCTGAACACGCCTAATACCTATACGCCATATGGCAGCCAGACCGTAAGTTTTGGCGCTCCGAAGGTAGATCAGGCTGGCTATGACCAAGCCATGCAGAACTATCAAAACCAGCAGGGCCAGCAGGACGAGTATGGCAATGCCATAGATCAAGGCGCGGCACCTGATATTTCACAGTTTACGACGGCTGGCGAATCTGACACGCCGACTATTAGGCAGACCCTAAACCCAGAATCGCAACGGGCCTTAGAAGCCCAGCAGCGCATTGGACGGGGGCTATCTGAAACCGCTGAACAGTTTGCACTGCCAACGCTTCAAGGGGCCTTGCAAACCAAGTTTGATCCGTCTGGCTATGACATCCAGACTTCTCTTGGCCCGCAGATGCCGGTCAATTACGGTCCTGCCATGGGCCAGTACGGCATGGCGGGTGGTATCGATGCTGGTC